CTGAAAGGATACATCTATGGTCCAGTTAAGTCTTCTGGTATTATTAAGTTTGTTAAAACTAACTTCTACATTCCAGCAACAAACACAGCCGTTGAAGGTAGAGGTATCACGCCGATTGCAGAGAGAGTCACGGTACAACCAGGATTAGACGCTAACGGTAATCCAATAAATTACTATGGCGCTCCTAATACGAGTATAGATACTTTACCATATGTAGAAATAGACGCTGAAGATGATTATGGCTTTATTACTATGATATATGAAGAAGATGAGGTAAATGACTGAAAAAGATAATGACCCTATGGGTAAAGCTCTAGGGCTACCTGCTCTAGAGTTTGAAAAAACTATAGATAACATGTTAGCGAAAGCTCATGACGATAGTGCTAGAAACGATTTCGAGGCAGCTAGATCCAATTTGTATGAAGTAATACAAAGTGGTAAAGAGGCCATGGATAAGTTAGGTCAAATAGCTGCATCTTCCCAACATCCACGAGCGTTTGAAGTTCTATCTAAAATGATGGAAACTATGATTCAAGCTAACAAAGATCTGTTGGAACTTCAAACTAAAATAAGAGAAATAGATGTAGCTGATGCACCAACCAATGAAAAGGCTAAGACTATTAACAATAATCTTTTCGTTGGCTCAACTGCTGAATTACAAAAAATGATCAAGGATATGAATACTAAGAATGACTAATAGCGATGCTGGTTATAAGGGTAATGTTAATCTAAAGAGATCAAATCAAAATATAGAATGGACTCCTGATCTCGTTCAAGAATACGTCAAGTGTTCTCAAGACCCCGTATACTTCACAGAAACCTATATGAAAATCATCAACGTCGATGAAGGTCTAACGAGCTTCAAGTTGTATGATTACCAGAAGAATATGGTTAAATCCTTCAAGGACAATCGTTATAGTATTGTAACTACCGCTCGACAGGCTGGTAAATCTACCACGACTTGTGCTTTTATTCTTTGGTATATTATTTTCAATCCAGATAAAGTTGTTGCTCTACTAGCCAACAAGGGTGATACGGCCAGAGAAATTCTAGGTCGTGTTCAGCTTGCATATCAGCATCTGCCTAAATGGTTACAACAGGGCGTTGTTGAATGGAACAAAGGATCGTTCGTTCTCGAAAATAACAGCCGTGTTATCGCTGCTGCTACTTCTGCCAGCGCCATCCGTGGTTTCTCTATTAACCTACTATTCATCGATGAGGCAGCGTTTATTGAAAACTGGGATGAATTCTTTACATCAGTTTATCCTACAATTTCATCAGGCACAGAATCAAAGATTATTCTAGTTTCTACCCCGAATGGGTTGAATCACTTCTATGCCACTTGGATTAACGCTATTGAAAATAAGAATGGTTACAGCCCTATTCTAGTTAACTGGAAAGAGGTTCCAGGCAGAGACGAAGAATGGAGGAAAAGTACCATTGCAGGTATGAACTTCGATGTTGAGAAGTTCGATCAGGAATATAACTGTGAGTTTCTAGGATCTTCTGGTACACTGATTGCTGGTTGGAAACTCAAAGAATTAGTTCACCAAGCACCAATGGTCGAACGTGATGGCATGATTCAATATATTAAGCCAGAAGAAGGTCATGTGTATATTATGGTATGTGACGTTTCTCGTGGTAAGGGTCTGGACTATTCGGCATTTCAGTTATTAGATGTGACCAAGATGCCATACAATCAAGTTTGTGTATTCAGAAATAATGCTGTTGCACCGGTAGATTATGCTGATATTATTCACAGAACAGCTAAAGCATATAACAATGCATCAGTTCTTGTTGAAGTGAATGATATTGGTGAGCAGGTAGCTCACACTCTACAATATGATTTTTCTTATGAAAACGTTCTATTCACAGAGAACGCAGGTAGATCAGGTAAAAGAATTACAGGTGGTTTTGCATCAGGCGGTAAGATCGACAAGGGTATTAGAACCACAAAGATTGTGAAGTCTGTTGGTTGTTCAATTTTGAAACTTCTTGTTGAACAGAACCAACTAGTGTTAAACGACTTCCACACAATAAATGAGCTTTCGACGTTTTCTAAGAAGGGAACTTCTTATGAGGCTGAACCAGGCAAGCACGACGATATGGTAATGTGTCTCGTTTTGTTTGCTTGGCTTTCAGACCAGCAATACTTCAAAGACTACACTGACATTAATACTTTGATGTCTCTAAGGGAAAAAACAGAGGAAGATATGGAGCAGGACATGGCTCCTTTCGGATTCGTGGATAATGGAAGAGACGATGAATTTGTAGAAGAAGACTATGAAAAGTATGTAGCTGACAGCTGGATTTGGAGCAATCCTCAAGATTTCTAAGAAAGCCTATTTTATAAATATAAAAAATGTTTAAAACATAAGTTCTCGCATAAAGGGAGATAATAAAAATGGCTTTTCAACTATCACCAGGGGTTAATGTATCAGAAATCGATCTAACAACGGTCGTTCCTGCTGTAGCCACTTCAGACGGTGCCTTTGCTGGCGTATTCCGTTGGGGTCCAGTAGGAGAGAGAGTTCTCGTTGATTCTGAGAATACTCTAGTTTCAAGATTTGCTAAACCTTCAAATTTTAATGCTGAAACGTTCTTCACGGCAGCTAACTTCTTATCATATTCAAACCGTCTATATATTTCACGTGCTGCTGACACAACTGGTGCAACTCCAGTAGCTTCAGGCAACACTTCTGGCGCCAACAGCATCATCCAGATTGGTGATACTTCAGCCATTTCTGTTGGCATGTATCTAGTTACAGTTAGCAACACTGCAGCTATGAATCTTGTTTCAACGGTTTCTGTTCTAACAAAGAATTCAACTCACGTTACTCTTTCACAGAACACCACTGCTACATCAGCAAACGTAAGCTATTATTTTGCTCGTCCAGAAACAGCATATACCGCAGTTGGCTTCGATCCATCAAGCGCCTCCGCTTATGTTGCAAATCTAGTTAATCAGATCGTAAAGAACGAAAACGACTATACTGCAAAGGATGGTAATTTCGATTCTGACCTCATGTATGTTGCAAAGTATCCAGGTGATCTTGGTAACTCACTAAGAATCGGTGTTTGCGATACAGCTAATAGCTATTCTTCAAACCTAGCAGCCACTGGCACAAAGGTTGAATTTAGAGTTGGTGCTAATTCTGCAACAGTTAAGTTCGTAGGTACAACCAACGCTGCAGCCGCTACTCTTGCTTCAGGTATTACTGTAGGCGATCAGATCCTAGCTGGTAACAGCACGATTGGTCTTCAGTATCTACAGGTAATAAGCGTAGAAGTTGGTTCAAATAGCTCATTCGTTAACACAGCCAGTCTAACGTTCGATGGTAATACAGCCATTAACAGCAACCTAAACTTCATCACACTTACAGGTAATCCATATACCAACGGTGACGTTATCGTTTATGCCAATACAACAGCACCAGCCGTTTCTGGTCTAGTTGGTGGTACAAACTATCACGTAGTTCAGGCTAACTCAATTGGCTTCAAACTAGCCACTACTGCATTCGGTGACGAACTAGATATTGCTGCAACCCCAGGTTCACTTGGTTCTTTCGCAGCTAATACTAACGTCCTAAGAATTAACTTTGAAGATCCATTCAGACTTCGTACCAATTATACATCAGATACAGTTGATCGTAATTGGGAGTTCTTCAACGTTGTTGATTCTGCTCCAGGTCAGTCTGATTACGTTCTCTATAACGGTAATACAGCTGCTCAGGACGAAGTACACGTAGTAGTCGTTGATAACGATGGTGGTTTCAGTGGTACACCAGGCACCATTCTTGAAGTCTATAAGGGTCTTTCAAGAGCTACAGACGCTAAGAACAACGATGGTACAGGCAATTACTATAAAGACGTTATCAATCAGTCATCAAAGTATGTCTGGTGGGCTAACGACCGTAGCGTTGCTCCATCTGCAACTGCTCTAAATGTTGCTTCTTCAACCGCTACAGCACCAGCTGATATCAATCTAGTATATGGTACAGACGGTCTAAGCGAAAACGATGCAACTCTAGCAGTTCTAGGTTCTGCTTACGATCTATTCACATCAGCAGAAGATATTGATATTTCTCTAG